GCGGTCTTGGCCATAGCTCCGTACTGCTCAGTGCCGTTGTTTACATACTGCTTGAGCTTTTTGTTTTCGTCGACGTAGTGCTGTGCAAGACGCTCAAGTTCTTGCTTTTCTCTCAAAAGAGTTTCTTTGGCACGGCGCTCGTCGTGACGCGCATGGGTCAACTCCTTGATGCGGTCTTGAGCCCCTCTTGTATAAGACTCAATTTCTTCATCAGTGGGGTCTTCCACCTCTCTGTCCAATGGCCTACGGCCACGGTCTTGTACAGGTGTGTCGTCAACAATCTCAATTTCAACGTCATCATCGGGCTGAAGTATCTCAACCTTCTGGGTTTTGTTGTCTTCAAGTTCGTCGGGAAACTTGTATTGTTCTGCCATTTCTGCTCCTTTAAGCGCGGGTTAGCCCACGAGGGTCTTGCACAACAGCGTCCACTTGGTCATCATTGATGAGCCGGAACTCTTTGCCAAAAATCTTGAAACGCGTACCAGAATAGGTACGGACAAGGACGAAATCTCCTTCTTTGCACCACGCGCCTGCGGGGAACTTGGTCTGATCTTTGTACGCATCAGGGCCAACTTTCATCACAAACAACACGGTGGTCGCGCTTTCTTCTTGTCGCATACTGCTTGTATCACGCACAAGATCAAGCGCAGTACCATCAATCTTTTCAGAGACTGGGGGCACGGCACACAGCAACTTCCAGCCTGTTGGCTCTGGCAGCATGGTGGCTTTTTCTTCGTCTGTAGCGTCTTGCGCTGGCGCATCGACGGGTTGGATTACATCAGGCAGGGCGTACTGCCCCGGTTCAAGCGTGAGTTCACTCATCGGATTTTTCAACTTTCTGTGCAAGGTCAAGTAGATAACGCTCTGCAAGGGCTAGACCCTGAATAATCCCGCAGAGTTTTTGGTACTCTTCAAAAGTGCGACATGCCCCACCAGCGCAGTCATCTGCGTAGTTGTTCATATCGGTGCGTAATTTTTCGCGCAATACGCGTGCGAATTCTTGAATCATTTAGGTGTCCTGTCTTTAGCTTGTTGGCTTCTTGCGTTCATCTCCATCTGTTGCCGTTGACGTTTTAAGTCTCCAGCCTTACCCATTGCGGTAATGTTTGCCGTTGCCTTTTGTTGCTGTAGCTGTCCTGCTTTGTGCATGGCATCAACTTCAAGACGCTTGTTCTCAATAGTCAACTTGCCTTCAACTTCTTGTTTTCTGAGCGCCAACTCTTGTTGTTTGATCTGCAACTCTTGCTGCTGCATCTGTATGAGCGGATCTTGCTGTTGTTGCTGCGCTTGTTGTTGCGCTGCTTGTGCTTGGTTTTGTTGTAGCACTTGGGACGCGGCTTGAGCCATCATGCCGGAGAGTTGGATCTCCATCTCGGGTGGCAGCTTCTCGTCCTCGGGAGGCAGAGGCATACCCATCTGTTGCTCAATTTTCTGACGGTACGCAAAGCCTACGTGCTCTGCAACGTGCGCCATCATTGCCGCTTGTATCTGAGGAGCCTTGGGGTTCTGGCCAATCAACTGCATGACGATGGGATCTTGCATTGCCATCATGTGCACCTTGATATGAGACTCATGGTCTTGGTAGAAGAACGCCTTCATAGGCTCCAGACGTAATGCAGCCATGTTCTCAGACACAGGGTCTTTGGGTTTCTGGTCGTCAGGCAGGGGCACAAGCTTTTCAGCATCCTTGATACCCAAAACCTGCAACATGTTGCGGTGCAACTGTGGCAAGTCATAAATATCTGGAGCCATCTGCGCCATCTGGATGACAGCTTGGTACTGCACAACCCGCTGGCTCATTGTTGCCGCGTTGGGGTCGCTCACAGGGATGATGTCTACATGGTCGTAGTCAGCGGCCTTGGCCTTACGGGGGGCATCTACGGGGTCGTAGTCGTAGCTTGGCTCGGTGTAGTCGCGGATGATTGCGGCCAACAAGCGCAACTCTTGTTTGAATGTGTAGTGCAGACGTGCCTGCACAGCAGACATAACCTTAAGCTGGCGCTCAAGCAACGCAAGCGTGGTGCCCACAGGAGCCTGTGCGGACATGTCCGACACCTTCATGTCGGCAGTGGCGGCAAACCTGCGGCCTTCCTCCACAATCTTGTCCATCAGTCCGGACAGGACAACGCTGGGTTCCTTGTAGGGTAAGGGCAGGATGCTGTCACGCAGTGCCCCAGAAGCAATGTCTACGTCTCGCCATTCTCCGGGAGCGATGGGGGTGTCGTCTCCCTTAATGCGCATTCCGCGAGTCTTAAGACCTCCGGGTAAGTTAGATAACGTCCCAGCATCGACAAGCTGACGCATGATACTGGTGGCTGACCTAGCGTACCCACCGATGAGGTGGAAGAGGCCAAAGCCGTAGGCTCCAAAGCCGGGGATGTACTGGTAGTGGACAAAGTGCTGGCGCTTGAGACAGAGGGGGTCATCTTGTTCCCAGTTCCGCCGAATAGACAAGACATCATTGCTTCCTTTTATTAGGGTAAATACGTATGGCTTCATGATGCCGGTAGGTTCACCGTCGTCATCCTTGTCTTCGTCCCCTTCCAACACCAAGTCAACATGGCACTCGTACAGGGTGTAACGCTCGTCATTTAAGTCAGAGAAGCCTGTCTCTTTGTCCTTGGCCTGCTTAATGTTGTCGCGTTCTTTGCTGGGATCAGGCAACTCAATGTCGCGGTAAAAGCCTGATTGCTGAAGCTTCAATATCTCGTTCTTGGTCTTGCGCATGACGTGTGTCAAGCGGTAGCAAGTATCTAAGTCGGTTGTTCCGTAGGGCAGGATGATGTCTTCTGCTGGAATAAATATAGACACCTGACGTCCCAGATTGGGATCAAAATAAACTTTCTTGAACGCCGAACCGGTGGCGGGGAGGCTCCACAACATGCGTTCATGCTCAGGGCGGAACTCGCGCATGACCTCTGTCAACTCGTAGTTCATGTCAGCCTCGACACGCACAGCCGCCTCTTGCTTCTCAGGAGTCTCTCTACCCAAGATTTTTGTACGTACAGGCCCTGCGGCGGGAAACTGCTCAGTAATTGTCTCTGACTGGAACCGCACCACTGCTTCTGTAATCATAGGGTGGAACACGCCACATGCGCCGTTCCAAGGTTCTGTACGCTCCTCGTACTGGAGTCCCATCAGCTTCAAGCCTTCTGTATAGGCTTTCTCCCAATCTTTGCGTGAGCCTCTGTCATTGTCAATGTCTCCTGACAATTCTCCAGCCAGTGCAGACAGCGCACCTTCGTCCATGTCCTCGGCCAAGTTCTTGTCAAAAGCATCTTCGTCTTCACCGGCAATCATGCTGATCTCTAAGTCCCCAGCGCGGATGTTGACAGCTTCGGGATCGACAATCTCGATCTCAATGGCCTCTTCATCTTGGGCAAGCGACTCCATGCCTTGGGGCTGTTGAAACAGGGCTTTATCTATATTGGTTGCCATTTTTTACCTTAGTAGTACGCCGCAGAGCGACGCTTGAAAAATCGTGGTTCATCTGCCTCATCCGTGTCTAGCGTTATGAAGCCGCCTTGTCTAAAGCGAAGCAGTGCTTGGCTGGTCGTGTCCACAAAGTCATCGTGTTCGCCAACTGGGAAGGCCGCAACCTCCTCAATCACTTCACGCGCCCAGCGTGTGTCAGGTGCCCACACCATACCAGAGGAGAACAAGTCAGCAATAGCCTGCACACGCACCATCTTATCGTTTCCACGGCTCGGTGTAAATTCTTGTACAGGGATGCCCATCGCCCTGAGTTCTTGGATCAACGGGCCACCTGCCGCCTTTTTCTCCACAATGAATGCGTCGGGTTGCCATTCCTTCCAGTGCTTGAAGGCGACTTGTTTGAGTTCTGGGAATGCAATTCGGTCTTTGAAAGCGTCAAGGAGGATAAGCTGGGGCTTGTCGTTCTCCTCCTCGTTGTACCAGACCCCCCAAGTAGTACAGGCAGAATAGTCGGAGGTTGTTTTGGTTTCATGCGCCGTGTCCCAAGACTGGATGATGTACTCACAGGTGGGTGGTTCCTCCCCCTCCCATATACGCCAGTGCTTTCTGGAGATGATCGCCGCCGTATCGCTGGTCGGCTGCTGCATGTACTGCGCGTTCCAGTAGCGGGGATCCATTGAGGATTTGGCAGACTTGAGCGCCTCGAGTGGCCACTGCTCCGGCCAGAGGGATTTTTCTTTCTCCGTGTTCTCGTGCAGGATGGCTGGAAGCTCCACAATCTCCCAGCGTGGGCTATCAGGGTTGCTCACCTGATACTGTATAAGTCTGCCGGTCAAGTCCAGTGGCCCCCAGCGCGTCATGATGACTATGATCGCCCCGCCCGGCATCAGACGTTGCAACGGGCCGGTTTGAAACCAACTCCACGCCGTGTCAAACGCTAGACGACTGTTTGCTTTTACGTCTTGTTCCGAATGCGGATCGTCAATAACAAAGAGATCAGCACCCCTACCGGCAAGAGCACCACCAACGCCAGCCGCATAATACTGACCGCCAGCAGCAGTACTCCACTTTCCAGCAGCCTTCTGGTCGTCTGCCACAAGTGTTTGAGGAAATAGCTCATGGTATTGCTCATCATCCAGTAAGTTACGAACCCGCCGTCCAAAATCTTCAGACAGCGACGCGGTATGCGTCCCCATGATGATCTTCTTGTTAGGGTAATTACCTAGGAAGAACGCAGGGAACAGGTAGGAGGAGAACTCGGACTTACCCATACGTGGGGCGATGTTGATGATGACGCGCTTCTTCTTGCCTTCAATCACATCTTGGAATATCTTGGCCAGCTTCCTGTGGTGTGGCCCAACTTTGAATCCGGGATAGACGTACTTGGAAAACTCGATCATGTTTGTACGACCGGCGTTGACGTTGTAGCGTTTCTCACGCTCTTCCAACATCTCCATAAGCTCCACCTTCTCCGCCAAATTCAAGGTGGGGAGAGCTTTTTGGATTGCCTGAATCTCAGTTGGACTCAGTGTCAGATCGTTCAGGTTCATCTGTATCTTGTGAGTGAGTACTAACTTCTTCTATATCCTCGATAACATCAGCGTCTTGCACGCCCATGAACTTGGCCAGCTTGTCTTTGAGCTTGCGGTCAATCTCTTCATCCGTTAGGTCGGTCTTCTTGACTTCAATCTTGTCGGTAAACAATCCCACCTCGGTAACCTTACCCAAGAGGCCAAGGGCTTTGAGTCTGATGTTGGCGCTGGGGTTTTTGCATTCTTCCAACAGTTGAGCTACGGCATAGCCACGAAGCTCTTTGGCCTGATGCACAAACTCCCAGTCGTATGCGGTTAGCATCCCAACTAAGTGTTGCACCGCCGCTGGCGTTTTGATCTGAGACAGATGTTCGTGCGTGATTTCTGCTGGCGCTGAAGACACGAGGTTTGTGAAAGATGCGCGTGCTGCTTTGACTTCTGCTTGGCTGACCACGGTATCTGTGTCTGCCGCACCCAGACTCTTGAGCCAGTCAGTTGTTTTTACTTGGGCGTCGATCCTATCCGCCGGATGTTCTTTTTCGAGCGGCGTAGGTTTACCAGAGTGGGCGACCACTTCGGGTTCAAAATCAATAAGGTGTTCTAACATTGGCGCATAAGTCCCTTGTACCTGCGATGCGCGGAGTGTATACTCAAATTAAGTAATGGGCAAGTTGCGAATTGGCCTTTGGCCAACCGCAACAGCAGTTGCCGGTTGCTTCTCCTCGGTTGTTGGTTCGACCGTTCAGCCCCCCAGTCTCAAGCTGGGGGGCTTTTTTTTATTTGAACTTTGTCCAACGGTTGACACCAAATTTTATAAAATTTTTATAGTAATTGTAAAGTACTAAATTGAGTTGTGGGATATGGCTGGGGAATAGTGTTCACACGACATACCCCCGTGCCTACATATATCGGGTGGTGGGGGTATGGTGGGGTCTTAAGTTTTCAGTTTTGTCAGTCTCTGCTAGGGTATGTGAACCATTCGCTTACCCCTCGTGGTAAAATAGCCTTAGCGATTAGGGAAGTCTTAGTCGCACAACCACGGGGTAGAAACCTACCCCACATCTAGGAGAAGTAACCATGAAGAAACCTAACCAAACCCTGTCAGCCATCGGCATCGCTATCGGCACTAAAGACCGCATTGACTACGAGTCTATGCAGTCGCATCGTGACGCATACGCAACCGCCGAGGCTGACGCCAAGAAAACCATGATGGCTGAATTCATCATCGGGTACATGATGGGCAACGCAGAGCTAAGCGAAGCTGATGCAAAGGCTATCTACACAAAGGCACGCCCCACGCCTGCCAAGCCCAAGGGTAAGGGTGTTCGTACCGCTGACGAGCAAGCCTGCTACAAGCGAGGCTATGCGAAGTGGCTCTACCATGTAATCGACAAAGCCCCTACTCTGCCAAAGAAAGCCAAGCCTGTGCAAGAGGTCAGCTACCGCTTCACGCCCGAAGCGAAAGCCAAGGCTACTGCGTTCCTCTCGCTGGTCAAAGGTGACTTTGCCAAAGCTGTTGCTCTGCTCGAATCAGTTGCAGAGTGATTTTTCCACACGGGGTAGAAACCTACCCCAGTTTTCCACAGCGGTGTAGACGGCTTGTCTTGTCGCTGTTTCTTTTCCTGTCCAACTAGGAGATTTATCCCATGAAAACCAAAACCGCACAACTCCACATCGAACAAGTGTGGGGAACAGCCAACTCAGTATGGGTTGCCATCCGTTACCGAGGTAAAGCAGTCGCTGGCTTTGATGGACACAAGGCAGACCTGCGCGAACTCGTAGGCAAAGCCCACAGAGTAGCGAAGAACCTCGGTTACAAAATCAATTCAGAATTACTTTAAGG